GCCTCTTTCACCTTCGCGTGCGTGGTGAAGGCGTCGTAGAAGCCCTGCGAGCACAGGCACAGGATGCCCGTCATGAACTCGCCCTTGAGGTTGTCCTCGATATGGCGTTTCACTTCAAGCACCTTCAGCAACACTTCGGTGCCGGCGGTGCCCAGCGCGAAGGCCACGGTCTTCGCCGTGATACCGAACTCGCTGTACAGGTCGTAGAGCGTCGAGCCGTCGGCGTCGAGGATCACGCCCTTGAGCGCGCCCATGCGCAGGTACTCGAGCGTGATGGCGTGCTTGTTGCGCATGTTCTGCAGCTTCAGCGCAAGCAGGTTCGCCAGGGCGTCGGTCTCCGTCTCGGAGCCGAACGCACGGATACCCTGGACCTCCTCGGGCAGGACGGCATCGTCGTGCGGGATGTGCGGGATCACGAACGAGCGCACTTTGCGCTTGCCGGTGGAGCCGACCGTGCCCGGCGCGCCGACGGGCTGTGTGGGCAGCAGGTTCAGCACGCCGCTCATCTCCTCGATGATGATGGTGCGGGTCCGCACGCCCTGCGGCGTCATCAGGTTCAGCTGCTCCAGGCGCCCGTAGGTGTTCGGGACCTTGTTGATGGCGGCGGTGAGCGCCGTCATGTTGAAGGCGTCAGTCGAAAAGGGGTTCAGCATCATGGGTTAGGCTCCTTCCCGGACGAGAATGCCCAGGGTCTTCAGTTGGCCGATGGCCGTGGTCTTCTGGGGCGTGGTGATGCCGCCCGGCCAGACTAGCTTCTTGTCCGAGCAGATGGCGTGGCGCGCGATGATCACCCCACCCTTGTCCATCGAAGATGCATCCACCGGCAGCAGCAGCACGCCTGCGGCATTCTGCGAACCGTCGCTGGCGGCCGGCGCGAGCTGCGTCGCCTTGCCGCTCGCCGTGATGATTCCGACGACGGTACCGGTGGCTAGGTTCTGGCCGGACACGACCACAACTTCGTCGCGGCTGTAAAGGCTCTCGTCTTCGTACTTGAGCCAGTCGCCGAGGTAGTTCTGTTCCGATTGAACTGGCATGTTAGTTGACTCCTTTCCCGGCGAGGCGTTCGACAGCCTTCAGGACCGGATTGTTCTCGGGATTCGCCTTCACGCTGGTCCCGGTGTCGGGCATGACGTGAGAGCGGACTTCGGTTGCGTCCTCCGCGGCGCGCGCTTCCATGAGGTGCTGCCGCGCATCGGCGGGACTGACCTCCCTCGCCAGAAGCGCGGCCGCCCGGGCGGGCATGCCCGCGAGCGCGCAGAGTTCCGCGATTTCCCGCGCATCGGCGTAGCCCTGCCTTCGTGCCTCCGCGCGGATGGCGTCAAGATCGACGGCAGAGGCCTGGGTCTCCGCCGCGAGCGGTTCTTCGTGCATACTGGTTCTCCCTTGGGTTTGGATTGAGACTCCTGCTGGTGCGATCACGGCGCGCAGATCTGCCAGAGCATCCTGGCGCGTGCCGAGGCGATCGGCAAACTTCACGTTGAGTGCGTCGCTGCCGAAGAAGAGCCCGGCCTCGGTGCCGCGTACGGCAGCCTCCGGCAGTCCTCGGTTGCGGGCAACTGTGTTCACCAGTAATCCGTAGGTGCGCGCGATGTCGCCCTCCAACACGCTCTTGGCCTCTTCGCTCAAAGGTGCGTGTGGATTGAAGTCGGCCTTGCGGGCGCCGGCACTGACGATGGTGTAGCGGTAGCCCATCTTCTCGTCGTTGCCGCTCACGTCGAGATGGCTGACGATGACGCCAACGCTGCCGACTCCGGAGGTCCGGCTCACGTAAATGCGCTCTGCGGCAGAGGCGAGCAGATAGGCGGCGCTGAACGCGTCGTTGTTAGCAACGGCGATCAGCGGCTTCGTGGCGCGCGCCGAGTAAACGGTGTCGGCTACATCGAAGGCGCCCGCCACCTCGCCGCCAGGCGAATCGATTTCGAGCAGGATGCCTTTGATCGTGGGATCCGTCGCCGCATCTTCGATCTCCTGCTGGATATCCACGTAGGAACGCAGCCCCGAGAGTGCGTCAATGCCGCGCGTCTTATGTACCAGCGTCCCTTCGACCGGAATGATGGCGATGCCGTCCGGCGTCACCTCGTAGGGCTTGCGGGAGCCTCTCTCGACCGAAACGGCCGCGGAGACGGGTGGGGCCTCGATCCCCAGACGCGGGGCGAGCGCCGCCAGGATCACCTCAAGCTTCTGCGGCGCGATCAGCAGCGGCGTGTCAAAGATTCGCGTCGCCAGATGAGGTAGCGGGTGCATTCGGTTCCTTTCGCGGATCGGAGTCATACTTGTTGCCGAGAGAATCGGCGCGAGCATTGTCGGCAGCGATCTCGGCGTCAGTGCCTTCGACGTCGTAGCCCTGTTCTGAGACAACCTCGGCGCGGCTCTTGAAGCCAGCCCGCACCGCCATGATCTGGGCCTTGATGTCCTTCAGCGGATCGACCCAGGCAAAGCCTGGCGGAATCCACTTCACGTCGTAATAGGGTGCGAGATCCTGCGGCTTCGGCAGCGCGCCGCTCAACACCGCAGCGTCGATCCAAGCCCTCCAGATCGGGCGGCACATCTGGAAGACAATCACCTGGTGCTGGAATTGCTCGCAACGCCGGCGGAACTCCAGCAGACCCGCCCGGATCGAGGAGTAGTTGACGCCAGTGAGATCACCGGTCAGTTGCTCGTAGGTGATCCCCATGCCCGCTGCGATCGAGCGCAGCTGCACGCGCATGAAGGTTTCATACGTCGCTCCCACATCTGCGGGCGAGGAGAACTTCACGTCCTCGCCTGGCAGCAACACTTGAAGCGTTCCCGGTTCCAGGCCCGCCAATGCGGCACCGGTCGCATCAGGATTCGCTTCGCCAAGCAACGAATCCTGGGGGGCATTCTTTGTGACGAAGCCTGCGAACATGGCCGCCGTCTTCTTCCGAACCAACTCGGCGTCGTCATATTGGTCGAGTTCGTAGAGCTTGACGAGAACCTGGGTCAGCCACGGCTGCCCACGCAGCTGCCCCGGACGGAGCGGCCGGAATAGGTGAAGCACCGAGTCGGCCGTCACGCGCACGATCTCGGTGGATGCCATCGGGTTGAGCGCGTCACCGGGATGTTCTCGATAGATCCGATAGGCGACCCGCTTGCCGATCCCGTTGAACTCAATCCCCGCGCGAACGTAGTTGCCGTTCTCCAGCTTCCGCGTCTCGTTCGTCGGCAGATGTTCGGCTTCGAGAACCTGGAGTTGCAGCGGGACCGACAACCCGTCCTTCGGCAGTCGCGGCCGCAGCCGCACCAGGCACTCGCCGGCCTCCATCACCGACCTGCAGGCGAGCGCCTGCAGACCATAGAAATCCGTGAGACCGGAGGCATCGGCCTCGTCGGTCCACTTCAGCCACAGCGCCTGGATCTGTTCCTTGATGTCGGCGTCCGGATGCTGCGATTGCGGCTTGATCCCCGTGCCGATGCAGTTCCCGATGAACGCGTCGAGTGCGTTTGTGGCCCAGGGATTCCGGCGCACCATGTCCCGCGAACGCGATCGCAGCGTATCGACGCTCTGGAACACGAGCGTGTTGATGTCGCCCGTGGAGGACGCCCAGCCGGTGGTACGCCGAGTAGCCGCGGCAGCTTCGTAATCGGAAGCAGAACGGAACTTGGGCAACGCCGCCCGGAGTCGATTCCAGAATCCCACTGTCGTTACAGGCCCTTTTGCGTTTGCACCCGGATCTGCCGGATCACCGGCGTTCCGCTGTTCTTCGTCACATCCGCCTCAGCAGCGGCGATGGCTTCCTTCAACTCCTCGACAGTCCGGTATTCGATCTCTCGATCACCGAACCGGACGCGGCGCACACCGTTGGCCAGAGCGTCGCGCAACGCCTGCAATTGCTGGTCCGTGTACATCGGCCTCTTCGCCTGTCAATCGCCTCGAAGATTCTCTTGAAGATTCCCTTGCTATTCCGGCGCACCGAAGCGATTCATGTGTTCGATGCAACGCACCACCAAGACCACCAAGCAGACCGCCGCAGGCTGCTACGCCGAACGGCACGCCGAAGCCCAGGACCTGCTGAAGCGCATCGCCAGCCGCCTGGCCGACCACCAGAAACGCCAGGCCGCCGAACCCGCCGATTGGGGTTACGCCGGCGACCTCGGCCGCATCACGGAGCAACTCGCCTACGTGTTGGCCGACTTGGGAGACCGCAGCGCGGTCGACGCCAAGGGGCTGGAGTACTGAACATGATCCGCGACGAACTGATCGCTTGGGCGACGCGGAACGGCTGGAAGCTCGACCGCTGGGGCCACCTCAAGAAGGAGTTCGACAACGGGACGCACCGGATCAAGTTGAGCCGCATCGCCGCGCGTCACGAAATCTCGACGCCGTTTGGCTGGGCACGCCTGGCCAGCGGCTATCTCAAGAACTTGCACCTAACCGCCGACGACAAGCTCGCCGGCATGAACCGATAGAAAGGAACACCACCATGACGACGTTTGCCATCGACACCGACAACACCATCACCGCCTACGCCGCCGGAGACGCGATCCCTTCGGAGCAGGCCCGATTCACCAGCGAGAAGGAGCTTGCCAAGCTCGCCGCCACCTGGCCCACCGACCGCCTGGTCGAGGTCTGGAACAGCTTCGCCGGCGCGCCGCCGTTTGGCGACCTCAAGCCGGTCAAGAAGTTCACCGACCGGAAGACGGCAGTCGCCCGCATCTGGAAGGCGGTCCAAGCCCTGACGCCCACCCCCGCGCCACAGGCCGCCCCCGTCGCGCCGAAGAAGGCAAAGGCGACCAAGGAGGCCAAACCTAAGGACGACGCCACGGGGCCCAAAGGGGCGCGCGAGGGCAGCAAGAAGGCCATCGTCCTCGACATGCTCAAGCGCCCGGCTGGCGCGACTCTCGCCGACATCATGTCCGCCACTGGTTGGCAGGCGCACAGCGTCCGCGGCTTCATCTCCGGCAGCCTCTCCAAGAAGATGGGCATCAGCGTCGAGTCCTTCAAGTCCGAAAGCGGCGACCGGGCCTACCGCGTCGCCCACTAAACAAGCCCCGCCTCCCACCGCCGCCGGCTCACAATCCGGCGGCGGTTTTTCTCTCTGATTCCATGAACATGGCCTTCACTGGCGCACCCTGCTATGATCGACTCCAAATATGAGCGCGAGCACGTGGCTGGTAATCCTCGCTGTCATCCTCTTTACGTCGTACGTCGTGAGGCGAAGAATCGCACAGAAGGCTCTGCAGGACAAAGTCAAGGACCTTCTGAAACTGGCATTCGCACTTCGGGGCAGACGGGTTCGCGCGACGGTGGCACCGGCCAGCGCCGGAGATCAGTTTGGCGACTTCCTTCTCTGGAGCAGCCTGTACCTACAGAAATGTGGAGCGATCACTGGCGAGGCCAATTTTGAGGAACCACCCGAACTCGAAATCGGGATCTCGCTTGACAAAGGAAGTAACAAGCTGAAAATCGTCGCCATTGATCTCCAAGATGAACCACGCACTGAACTCAAGATCGACAGCCCCTGGCCAAACACGACTCAGCGAGAGATCGCCCTGGAGGCGACTTCGTTTCTCTGCACTTTCGAGAGGCTTGCGCTATCCGACAAGCTCTCCCATGTGCGCGAAGTTCTCGACGGTCTATGCGTTCGCCTGAAAGTTGAGCCCGAACACCCAAAGGAAGAGCCATACCCAAAATGGGTCGAACGCCTGCAGACCTCCGTCTATGCGGCGAACAATCGATTGTCGCGATACGGCGTCTCATTGGACTCCAACGATCGAGGGACGAAGCCTACATATGAAGTCGCACTCTCCTATGAGAGTCAAACGGACAGCCTGAGTATTTCGGTCAGCGATCTTCCGCTAAGGAGAAATACAAGCCGAAGACCATCCAGGCAATGGCTAATTCACGGCGACGTTGTTCTTGAGGGCTTGTACGTCCTTGGGCGATTCATTCAAACCAATCGAGCGACCTCCGCGACGTGATGCCGCATCCGAGACGGGACGCATGCGTCCCAGCCTACCCGAGCCGCTGTCAGGTTGCCCTGTGGTGTACTCACCCGCCGCGGCGTTCACTTGCTTGTGAGGCAGCCCGGATCTGGCCGATTAGTAAGCAAAGGTCGTAGGCAGCATCTCGAGCTAGGTCCTCCTCAGGTCGCTTCAGGCTGAAGATCAATGCGTAAGGCTCAAACCTCTTTTTAATGACCGGCACCGCTGCGACATCGCCATACGCTCCACCGGGGCCAATAGCGTATCCCGAGTTGTTTCCTGCAAACCCGTAGACAGCGATGATCCATTCGGCCGCAGATTTGTCCGCTGTAATCACGGCGCCGGCCCGTTCCAATCGCGACTGAAGCCGCGATAGCGCCTCCGGCCACGTGTAACCATCGGGGCCGCTGGCTAACATGACGCGCACGTCAGCAAGTATTGGCAGCCAACCATCAGCTGTGGCGCGCGGAATCGGCCCTGGATTCTGGGAGACCTTGAGGGGACCGCCAGCATTCACCATCTGTTCGGAACCGAGATGCAGCCGGAGGAAATCGTTAACCCACCTGACCACAATTCCAGCCACCGCAGAGAGCAGCAACGGCGGCACAGGGTTGCCAAGTGCTCCTCGGAACAGCCACGCCGCCAGCCAACAGGGTGCCACCCACAGCAAATACCAATACACGCGAACTTTCGGCTGAGTCGCCCTCGCGATCAGGCCATACCACGCGGCAGCGTGACATAGAGCCAAGACTATGATCCACATCCAAGACTCCGTTCGTTGTAACAGTATCACCGATTTCTCACTCGATAGTCCGAGTAGGAGGGCGAACAGACGAGGAGAAGCTTGCATCTACCGCCGCCGGCTCACAATCCGGCGGCGTTTCTGTTCCGGATCTCTTCCACCAGTGCCTCCAGCCGCGCGTGCATGTTCTCCTCGCGGAGATGGCATTCGCCAGCGCGCACATAGGTGCCGTTGATCCGGGTGATGATCCGGTTCTCCAACTCCGCGAGTTCCCGGCGCACCTCCGCCAGTAGCGCGCGATTCTGAAGGCTGACGTACGCCCCGATCAAGCCGGAAACCAGCCCGATAGCCGCGATCAGGACTTGAAGTAGAACGTGGTTTTCCATGGAAGGTTCTTAAGGATGCGAAGCTCGGCTGACCAATCCGAGAGAGCCAGGCAGAGGCCTTGGATGTCGGGATTCCCCGCGCGGAGTTCGGCCTCGGTTTGCGCCAGTTCCCGGTGGCAGCGTTCGATTCATGCGGCGACTCCCAACCGTTCGGCGGCAACGTCCGCAAACGGGCGGCCATCGGCTTCGAGCGTCGCCACTTTGCCGGCATACTCCTGGAAGCGCCGGACGATTACGTCGCAGTACTTCGGCTCCAGTTCAATCACCCGTGCATGGCGGCCGGACCGCTCGCAGGCGATTAGCGTCGAGCCGGAACCGCCAAACGGATCGAGCACCGTGTCCCTGTTCTTGCTGCTGTTCCGGACGGCGCGCTCCACGAGTTCGACCGGCTTCATGGTCGGATGAAGATCGTTCGAGACCGGCTTCTTCACGAGCCACACATCGCCCTGGTCGCGGGCCCCGCACCAGAAGTGATCGGTGCCTTCTTTCCATCCGTAGAGAATCGGCTCGTACTGGCGTTGATAATCCGAACGCCCCATCGTGAAGGTGTTCTTGGCCCAGATGACGAAGGTGGACCAGTGCCCGCCGCTCTCGGTGAAGGCCCGATGGAGTGTGTGGAGTTCCGACGAGGACATGCAGACGTAGATCGCACCCTTGGTCTCGGCCAGCAGGTTGGCGCAGACATCGCGGAGGAACTGCTCGAAGCCATCGCCGAGATTGTCGTTGGCGATCTTGCGTTTCTTGCCGCGCAGTTTGTCCTTCATGGTCGCACCGTAGTTCACGTTGTAGGGAGGATCCGTGAAGACCATGTCGGCCAGGCCGCCGGCCAGCACCTTCTCCACGGCATCTATCTGGACAGAGTCACCGCACAGCAGTCGGTGGTCGCCTAAGAGCCACACATCTCCAGGAGCGGTGACGGCGGATTCCGGCGCCTCCGGTACGGCATCTTCATCGGTTCCGTCGGGCGCCACAGTGTCCGCGTCGCGAAGCAAATCCTCCAACTCGGCGTCCGTGAATCCGACCACGTCGAGGTTGAATCCCTCCTCCTCGAGCGCGGTGAGTTCGACGCGAAGCATCTCTTCGTCCCAGCCGGCGTTTAGAGCCAGGCGGTTATCGGCCAAAACAAGCGCGCGCCGTTGTGTTTCGTTCAGGTGATCGAGGACGATGACCGGAACCTCGGTCATGCCCAGTTTGCGGGCCGCCTGCAGGCGGGCGTGGCCGGCGATGACGATCCCGTCAGACCCGGCCAGGATGGGGTTGGTCCACCCGAACTCGGCGATCGACGCCGCGATCTGGGCGACCTGTTCGTCACTATGCGTGCGTGCATTCCGGGCGTAGGGGATTAGTCTCTCGACCGGCCAGCGCACCACCTGCAGTTCGGTCATGCTTTGCTCGCGGAGGAGGTCGACTTCGGGAAGAGGCCCAGCGCGTTGTGCAGATCGACGATCTTGGCAATCATCGGCACAACCACGGCGACCAGTTTGTCCCAACTGAACTGCTTCGCCAGGTCCGCGCTCCCGTCGTAGGCCGACTTGAGCACGTCGAGCACGAGTTCCAGTTTCTTGTTTCCCTGGCCGGGCAGCGGGATCGCCTGCTCGACGGCCTGCACCGCCGCCAGGATCAGAGGGAAGATCTTCAGGATGAGGAGGAGTGTATTCATCGGGTTTCGGCTCCAGTGAAAGAATCGGGGCGGCTCGACGGAACCGCCCCAGGTCGGAGGAGTGGCTCAGACGCTCTTGGGCTGCGCCTGGTTGACGGTGTTGGCGATCGCCGTGGTCGCGGTGGTCAGGGCCTGGACGATCTGCTGCAGAGTGGCGAGCACCGGCGTGATGGTCGCGTCGACCTGTTTGGCGACGGCGGCGGCCACGGCCTGCGCGTCGACGCCCACGCCGGCGGCGCTCACGTCCGTGGCGCGGTTGGCGGGAACAGCGCCCGCAGTGAGGTTCATTCCGGCGCCGCTGGCGACGGGATTCCAGAAGGAATCGTGCGCCAGGTTGTTGAGCTCGAGGTTGCGCTTGCCGACGATGTTGGCGGTCTCGACGGCGTTCTGGAGCGCCTGGGAGGCGATCTGGTTCAGCCGCGTCTGCTCGATCAGAGACTGGCGCGCGGCCTGGATGTCCAGGTCCTGGTACACGTCATAGGTGCGCTTGATGTTGGCATACGTCACGCGCTGATTCTCGTTGTGCGTGGCGCTGCCGGTGGCGTTGGCGTTCTTGAATGCTTCGTCCGTCCCGGTCTCGAACTCGCGTTCGGCCTGGTTGGGCGTGGCTACTTCGGGCATGCTGGTTTTCTCCTTATTCGATCGAATGAAATGAACTGCAGTTTGGTTAGGAAGCCTGACGGCTCCCGTAGAAGGGCGCCGGACCGTGATGCTGGATCCGGCGTGAGTCACGAAGCCTTGGATTGTCGACTTGCTCTTGCGGCACTCCGCGCGCGGCCGCAACCTCTGAAATGCTCTGGCCAGTTTCGAAGAGGACGGCCTCCTCGCCGGCGAGGTTCACCATCCGCCGCAGGATGACGTCGCAATACGCGGGGCTGATCTCGATCCCGTAACCGACACGACCGAGCAACTGCGCAGCGGCCATTGTCGTGCCGCTCCCCAGGAACGGATCGAAGACGATGTCGCCGGGATCGGAGAACGCCTTCAGGAAGAACTCGACTAACGCCCGAGGGAAGGGAGCAGAGTGCGAGCCCTGCCCACTCTCGGACTTCACTTCGACTACATTGCTGGGCCTAGCGATCCCGGTGAATCTGCCGTCCTCGTCATCCGAACCGGGCTGTGCCGCCGCGGACCCGCGCGCGCCCGTGCCGAGCAGCCCGCTGCCGGACGTCGACTTCGGGTTGTTGGGCGAGTAATCGAAGCAGTCCTCCGAAACATGGCCGACTGACTTGGGCCGAAACTTGATCTCCGGTTGCCGGCAGAAATGAAACACCGGCTCCCAGGCGTTCTTGAAGCGATTACCCCAGCCGCCCGGCACGCCGTTGTCGGTCTTACGCCAACAGAACTCATCGACGAACCGCCAGCCCCACTTCCGCTTGTGCGCAATGACCAGATCCTTCACGTACAGGTGGCGTTCGCCTTCGGCGGCGTGCTCCTTGATGTTCAGGAAGTAGGAGCCGTCGGCTGCCAGGCTGGTCTGAATGTTGTCAGCCACCGCTCGGTACCAATCGACATACTCATCGGGCGCGACGGGCTTGAAGCCGCTCGCCGGATCGTACTCCCGCTGCGTCGCATACGGCGGCGAGGTAATCACCAGGTGCGCCTTCGATCCATCCAGCAGCCTCGCCACGGTCAGGGCATCTCGGCAGTCCCCGCAAATCAACCTGTGCCGTCCGATCACCCAAACGTCACCGGGCCGAGTGACCGGTTCTGCCGGCGCCTCGGGCACTTCGTCTTCGCTGTCATCATCGGTTGCTGGCTGGATCGTTGCTTCACCGACCAGCGCTTCGATCTCGCGATCGCTGAAACCCAGCAGGTCGAGATCGAACTCGGCTTCCTGCAGGTCCTTCAGCTCGAGGCTGAGCACCTCGGCGTCCCACCCGCCCAACTCCGTAAGCTTGTTGTCCGCGATGATGTAGGCCCGCTTCTGGGTCTCGCTCAGATGGTCCAGGACAATCACAGGGACCTCCGACAACCCCAACTTGCGGGCCGCCATCAATCGCCCGTGCCCGGCGATGATGCCGGCGTTCGAGTCCACCAGGATGGGCGCGTTGAAACCGAACTCCACGATGCTCGCCGCGATCTGCGCCACCTGGCTCGACGAGTGCGTCCGCGCGTTACGCTCGTATGGCACCAGCCGATCGACTGGCCACAACTCGATGCGGTTCGCCATCGAGAGAGGCACCGGATCAACTGTTGAACGACGGGACCCAGATCCAGTAGGCAACGATCAAACCCTCGCCCGCCGTGTTGGCGTCGATGTAGTAATCTGCGGGCCGCAACTCGCCAGTGGGCGAGTCGATCACAAACTCATCGGCAACTCCGCCGCCCGCGCCGGTCGGCCAGAACTCTTTGATCACGCCAGTGCCGTTGGCTTTGTTCATCCCGGCGACACCCACGAAGGATCGCCCGACCTCGCCAATCACGGGAGCGAACCGCAAGCGAGTTACGCGGAGCGTCTGGTCCGCCGTGAGCCGTACGGGTGTGCCGGGCGTCGGCACTGCAACCTTGCCAAACGACCGTGCCTGCAACGATGCTGAATCCGCCAAGAAGAACCTCCGCTCACAATGCCGGGCGCCCGGAATCGAGCCATCGGCTTCTCAAGACTGTCCGGCCGGATCCGCGGCCGCCGCTCTCGCGAATCGCCGATTCGCCGGTCGGACGCAAGGCCGCGATGCGCTCGGCCTCCATGTCCACTCGCAAGCCCATCGAGACAAGGCCGCAGAGTGCGGCGTAGGAGTACACCCGCGCATCCAGCACTTCCGTACGCACGCCCTTCTTCGGCCGCCACTCTCGCACCGGAACACCGCGCGAGTAGGACGTGACCAGCGTCTCCGACAGCAGTTGTTCGAACCACTCCCGCGTGCGTTCCGCTGGGAAGTGGCAGAACCCCGGCGAGGGCTGCTCGATCTTCAGCCGTCCGTAGATGACGCTCTTGGCGCTGTCGACGCCGACGATCCACATCGGCGTGCGGTTGATCGTGTTCCGTGTCGGCTTCTTCGGCCACACGGGGAGATGCCCGGCCTTACCCTTCAGCGCGAAGATCCGCCGGTGATGCCGGACGCGGCAGAAGTCATACACCTGCTGGGTGTGGAAACCTGAATCGATTCCAGCCGCCGCGATCGGCAGCGAGATGCCGTACTCATGCAGCCACTGTCGGCCCAGATATTCATCTAGTGCCCGCCACAACTCCGGAGCACTCGGATCTCCCGGAAACACGCGGTACTCAATGGACCACGATTCTTCTCCTTTGCCCCAGCCGACCAACTCCACCTCGGCGCGATCCACTTGCAGGTCGACGCCGGCGGTGAGCAGGCAAACTCCAGCGGGCAGCCTCGGGCCGTAATCCTCGCGACGCGCCAGGAGCGTCGCAATATCGACGCTCGTCTCGGCCTCGTCATCCCACAGTTCGCCGAGCGCGGTGTTAACGAACGCACGCCAGGTTTCCGGGCCACCGTGCCGCGCTTCAACTCCCTCGATCGCGGTCTCCGGCCATTCCTTCCAGGGCGAGTACAACTGGTTGATCCAGAAGCCGGCGATCTTCGACTTCGGATTTGCAGATCGCCATTCGCCGTGCGCCAGCATCCACGGCTTGCGGTACGACTCCAACATCCGCTCGCAATGCGCGCATCGGTACTGCGCCTCTTCCGGGTGATCCTTCGGCCAGATCAGGTTCGGCCAGACCAGCACCTGGAAACCTTGGCACTCCGGACACGGCACCCAATAGCTCGACTGGTTACTTCGCAGCCACCAGGACTCGATCCGGCTGACGCCCTTGATGGTTGGCGTCGAGACCAGCAGGATCTTCCGGTTCCACCAGGTCGTCGAACGCTTCACCGCCAGGCTGATCGGATCGCCCTCGGTTCCGGCCGAAGGCGGGTAGCGGTCGACCTCGTCGAGCAGCACGTACCGGATCGGCCGCATCGCGAGTCCTGCAGGACTGTTCGCCCCGGCGATCGTGATGCTGCCGCCCTGAAACCGCTTGTGCAGGATCCGGTTGTTCGAATCCCTGGTCCGGACGTCCGCCACCTTGCCCCGCAGGCACGGCGTATCACGCAGCATTGGAGCCAGGCGGTCCTTGCTCCACGACTCGCCGTCTTCCACGCGAGGCTGCACCACCAGCACGGGCCCCGGATCCTGGTCGATCACGTACCCAACGAACGAGTTCAGGCACTCGGTCTTCCCGACCTGGCTCGACGACATGAACACAACCCGCTCGTACGGGCTATTCGGAGTCAGCGCGTCGAGGAGCGCCTTTTGATAGGGCGCCCGATCGGTCCGCCATTCGCCGGCCTCGGCCGACGCCTCCGGCGACAGCCGCCGGTTCCGATCAGCCCAGCCCGAGACGGTGAGGCGCGGCGGAGGTTCGAACGCTGCGATCACCTGGTCGACGCATTCTTCAAGAACGCTGATAACGGATCTCCTCCTGGAGCGCCTTCAAGATCGCGACGATCTCGGCATCAAGCAGGTCGCGAACCTCGCGTGCGTCACTCAACGCCGCCAACTGCGGCGCCAACTTCGCCGGCAGCGCCAGCAACTTGTCCCGGATCTGCCGCGCCACCGTGTACCACTTGACCTTGACCTCGTCGGACGGCAGGAACTTCCCGCTCTTGGTCTCGAACTCCAGCTTCCGCAGCCGCGCCCGGAACACCATCTCCGCGGTGCGGGCCTGGGCGAAGTTGCCGGGCTGTTGCGCGCCGCCAACAACGTCGGACGCCAGTCGCGGCGTTTGCGGCGCCCCGTGGGCCTCCGGCAACACCTGGTCAACGGGCTTGTCGTCCAGCACGGCGTCGCTGGCGGCAACGTCCACCAACTTGCCACGCATCACCAGGATTCCGCGCTTGGCTAACCGGTTGATATGCGAGCGGTTTACGTTGCGGTGCCGCGCGTAATCGGCCTGGCTCATCAGGCCCGCAGAGGTTTTCACCGTGTTGCCTTTTGTTGACCGCCGTTGACTGGTATTTTTCGCGTATCACTGGCCAAAGCGTGCCATCCGTCTACCCGCGGCCGTCCGGCCCCAGGAAGGACCCATATTTGCTAGGACTTGACCTCCACGTGCCGCTTGCGAATGCGAGCCGCGATCGTGAGCGCCGTTTGCTGCGCTGCCGTCGCCCCAACCCCGCGCGAGCGCTCCGCTTCGTCCTCGGCGATCTCGAGGCAGACGGTCTTCGATGCAGCGATAGAGCGGTCACGAGTCTCGGTCAGCGCAGTCCGCAGCATCTCGGTGATGCTCTCGGCGTTGTCCTTCGACGGGACATCAAGTGCCCGGCAGACGCGCTCGGCCAGTCGCTCGGGCGTGATCATGCCTCGCATATGTTCTGCTCCTTCACGAGTGCTGGCACGGACTGCGTCGGCCGCCGGCGCGGACTGAAACACAACGACGCCAACTCACGCAGCTCACGGCGAAAGGGCCAACCGCTCCCACTTGGCCTGAGGCCACGCTCCATGGCAACATGCCTGCCGCCTTTGCCTCGCTTCCGTGCTCTCATGGATTCGCCAGGCAGTCCGAGACCGCCGACAGGAAGAACGAGCGCAACTCTTCGCCGCGTCCGAGTTGCTTCATGGACCAGACGATGTTTCCGCTCTCCAGGTGTTCGCGATAGCTGTAGCGCGTACCCAGGTAGTCGGCGGGCTTCATTGGCTTCGGTTCACCTGGACGCCGATGCAGAATGCATCGGGAGACGTGCCCTTTCTTGTGGCGCACGACTCGGATCAGCCCGAGTCGATCGAGCCGCGTCATGCGCTGCTCTGAGATCCAATCGCAGATCTCACCGTCGGACGTGTAGAGGGGAGTTCCTTTGGGCATCGGAAGACACGGGTGGCTTTGAAGCCTGCGGGATGGAGTTTCACGAGAGTCCCGGCGCTCGGAGATTGTTGGGGAGGAAACCTTCGGAGGGTGCGCTTTGCGCTTGCCTGTCGAACCGCGCCTTCACCGTAAATATACGCAAAACGCAGCCGACTTGTACACACCCGGCTTCACTTTTTCGTCGGGTCCACCCGGACGATCCACGGCTGATCGACGTCCGGGTTGTAGAAGCGGGTGCGCACCTCAGTCGGCGGAGGCCCGATAATCTCGATCCCTGGCCGCAATGGCCGCATCGCCACCACACATGCCAAAGCGGTGAGATCGCCGTTAGGGACGTTCTGTGAATCGCAATTTCGAGGGGCTAGCGGTTCAAGGCGGCGCTTTACGGAGTTGCCGAAATGAAGAACTCAACTACGCATTCCGCGCTATCCGGAAAGCTCTCTGTGCCAAGAAACGGGCGGACGCCCGGCGAGGAAACCGTAGCCATGATTTTATACGAGCCGCCCGGCAAATCCAGCGAACCGGTGGAGTTCGAGCTCACGACCAATTCCTTATCGACGGATCCGGTTAAGAGGAGTCGCAGGGTGTAGGCTGTCGAGTTCTTTACTCGGTAGCTAGCGCTGCCGCCGACGTTCGAGGCGATTCTGCGACACGGCGCTCCTTTCGGAAGAGGCGAAGTCGCTCCGCCACGTTCCGCCGCCTCAATTTCAGCGCGAATCCCGCCCGCGGCACTCTGGGCCCTCTTTGGCAGAACGCTGTCCAGAGGAACGCCCGGAGGGATTCTCTTCAGCGGACCAGAGAGAAACACCCCGCTGTTTGCCACCCCGTCAAAAACCTGATGAACCACGGCAGTCAGTTGATCCCTAGAGGTAGGTGAGACCTGATACAGATACACTCGATCGATGCCCCACTGTTGCACCTTGAAGGAGAGCGTTCCTTTCTGAATACCCACATCAAAGACTTTGAACCCAGCTACGCTCACACTAGGGGCCGAATCACCGCCTGTCGGTTCGATCTGGATGATGTTTCGACTGGTTGGCGCCACGACCTCGAACGCCTCTACCCAATTCCCCACGAAATTCTTGGGTGAGGCTGTCGCGGCCTGGTTCGCGTGACCCCACTCGGAACAGTTGAACAATAGCGCCACTACATACAACGTCCTGCACCACGAACCCATGTTGGCTCTCCTTCAGGCTAATCCTATGGCGAACCGCATTGCCGCGTCAACCTGGCCCTGTCTTCGTGTCCTTGTCCAGCCCTGTTCAGGGATCTCCACCTTCTATGATCCCGGAAGAGTTGGAAGTTCTCGGCGGTGTTTGAATCATGCACCGTCCGCTTCACTATTTGGGGCCCGTGGCGCTTGATCCATGGTTGGTCGACGTTTGGATTGTAGAACCGCTGCGTGACGTTGTTGGGCAGGATGATCTCGATCGAATGGGTGGTCACCTCGCCGATGCGGTCGCCTGGCTTCAGGTAGGACACCAGTCCGTACTCTCTTCCCAGTGGGAAACGCATCGAGCCATCGACGCGGTACAGGCTCTCGTGAGTCCATCCCAGGGCAATCGCGCGCTCGCGGATCTCATCGACGAGCGCAACGGAGTCAGCCGAGACGGCAACCGAGTTCCGATCGGTACATGCCGGCGCGAAGGCTTGTCGTGGTTGCTCGGGCTCCGGGACAGGCGGACTGTACTGGCGAACGTCGAGACTACGGACGGCGGCGAGCAGTGCTGGTTCCCCGAAGTGCTCGACAGCCCAGGCGTGAATGGCGTTGAAGCGTTGCCGCAGATCGTCAAAGGCTTCGAGACTGATCTGGCCCGCCCCGGCGGCCATCTTTGCCAGCAGCATTCTCGATCGCAACCAGGCGTAGTAGTCGGGATCGAGCCGCCGATACACGGTGTCGTTGATCTGGAAGTCGCGGGCGAATCGCTCCGGTTCGTCCGTGGACCACACGGCGAGCGAGGTAGCGACGAACAGCATGGTCATCTGCTCTCCTCGAAGTCGGCCAGGTCAATCCGCCGGGGTCGCGATGTCGGGATCTCGGGGCTTGTCGGGATCTCTGTCGGGATCTCCGCGTTCAAGATTCCGACACGTGAAGTCCTGTCGTTCGTTGAAGTTGCGGCTGCTGTCGGGAACGTCGGGATCTCTGGGCCGTTTTCGGCACCCCCCTCTTCTGTTTTTTCTCTATTTTTCTCTTCCCCGGAATTTGTGTGATTTTGAATTCCGTGTATAGAGATTCCGGTCAAAGATCCCGACGTTCCCGACACTTCCTTGCAGCCGATTGATTCGATGGGATTTAAGGTGTCGGGATCTTCGCCCTCAAGATCCCGACAAGTTCCCGACGTTCCCGACAGAGCGGCGTTGGCCTCCTGAACCTCAAGCGCGTACATCGCAGTGCCGCGGTGCTGGCGGGGCGGCTCGAC